GACGGAAGCCGGGTTGCGCATGTCGCGCAGCGCGGCCAGCAGCAGCCCTGCCTTCGGCGGCCGGCGCTCTTCCGCCGAGAGAGGCGGCAAGGCACTGCCGCCGCCCGCCGCCGCCGTGATCACTTCCAGCCCGTGCGTCGCGCCGATGCTGCGCAGCGCGTCTTCCACCAGCGTCACCAGCGCCTCGCGCCCGATCGGCGTGCGCAGCGCCTGTTGCAGGTTCGGCACCGGCCGGTGCGAGCCTTCGCCGAACACCGTCCAGCCGATCGGGTTGCCGCTGGCGTGCGTGCCGGCGATGACGATCTGCTGGCCCTGCCCCAGCAGTTCCAGCTTCCATTCGTCGGCGCCCTTGCGCAGCAGCCACGTCGCCTTGCGCGGCACCTCGTCGTCGATCTTCAGCAGGGTGGCACAGCGGCCCATCACCGTCTGCCGCATGTCCAGTGCGCCGCAGTCGCGCGCCTGTTCCAGCGCGCGCATGAACGCCTCTGCCACGTCGGCATGCTGCGGCGGGCCATCCCAGTCCAGCGCCACGAAGCCGGCAGCGCCAAGGTTCAGCCCGACGTTGCCGCCCGGCACCAGGCAGCGATCCAGCAGCACGCCGATGTCGAACCCGGCCGGCCATTCGGGGGCCGGATACCACCGGCCATCACCAGGCGACCACATCGCCGGCGCCTTGCCCATGCGATCTTCCGTCATGCCGCCGCCTGGCTGGCCAAGGGTCATCGGCGGCGAGACGGGCACCAGCACGGCCGAGCCGATCGCATCCGTGACGGGCCGCAGCGCGGCTGCCGATACAGGCATGCTATTCCCCTTTCAGATAGCGGTCGGCAGCCGACGCATCGGCCGCCACCGGCAGGCCGGTGCGCCAGGCAGACGGCAGCGTCATCGTCGATCGCAGCAGCTCGGCCGCGTCCTCGGCTTGCGCGCAGCGGGCGCGGCGCACCTCGGCCAGCACCTCGTCGTGCACGGTCATCACCAGGTGCACGCCGACGGTGATCGCCAGGCGCAGCATCGCCTCGCCCATCACGTCGCGCGCGGTCGATTGCGTGATGTTCTCGGCCAGCAGACCGCCATACATCGTGAAGCGACGGAACTGCTTGGTCTGCGCGTCCTCGCCCATATAGGTCACGGCGTCGCGCGGGCCGAACGGCGTCTCGATGCGTTCAAGGCGCGGATGCCAGTAGAACAGCTTCGATCCGGGCAGCGGCAGCGCCAGCGCCATGCAGGTGCTGGTGCGCCGGAACACCAGCGCCGGATGCGCGTGCGCCGCCCGGCTGCCATCCCACGCCACCTGGTCGCGCACGCGCACGCGGTCCCCGACGGGTGCCCGCATGCACGCCAGCGCGGCGTCGTTCAGCGCGCGCCACAGTGCCACGATGCGCGGGTTGGCGGCCCGCCAGGCGATCTTGATCTCCTCCGCGCGTTCGTCGCTGACACTGACGCGGTAGAGCTTCGCCATGCTCTGGAACGCGCGCACGCCGCCCTGGAAGCCGAGGGCCAGCTCAGGCACCTTGCCCAGGGCCTGCCGGTCGTCCTTGGTCACATCCTCGGGCGCCTTGCCGGTGATGCGCGCGGCCGTGACCTTGTAGATGTCGGGGCCGCGCCCGTCGTCGAACGCCTGGAATGCGTCGAGCTTCGCCTGTTCGCCGGCCAGCCACGGCAGCACGCGCGCCTCGATCTGGCTGTAGTCGCCGCGCGCCAGCCAGCAGCCGGACGCCGCCTGGAAGCAGGGGCGCAGAAGCTCGCTGGCGACGACCAGGCCCGGGCCGTGCGCGGCCTCAATGTGCGCCAGCGAGGCGCCGGCCTTCAGCATCGCAACCGCGCCGGCCGGGTTTTTCACGGCCCCGCCGCGCGGCATGTTCTGCAACTGCGCACCGCGGCTCGACCAGCGCCGCGTGGCGGCGGCACCGCTATACACCAACGGTCCGCGCAGGCGGCCGTCGGCGCCCGTGCGGTTCATGATCGCGCGGTATTTGCTCGCGCTGCTTTTCCCGCCCTCGCGACGCAGCAGCAGCACCTCGCGTGCCAGCGGCGGCGTCTCGGGGTTGGCCAGCAGTTCGTCCACCGCGGCGCGTGCCACCGACAGTTCGGCGTCGCCGTGCTCGAAATCCCAGCCGGCGAGATCGAGCTGCGCGCGCAGCCACGTGGCCAGCGCCCGGTGATCGGTGACGCGGCGAAGCGCCCCGCCGGAAGCCAGTGCCATGCGTCGGTTCACTATCGCGGCGGCTTCATCGACCAGCAGGGCGGCGCGCGTCAGCATCTGCGTATCAACGCCGATGCCGCGGTCGTTGATCATTTCCGTCAGGCGCCACAGCCGGCGTTCCTGGTCGGGCAGGGCGGGCAGGGCGCGGTCAACCAGCCGCTCCACCACCACGTCGTCGCGGCAATAGGCGGCGAGGCGGGCCACGCGGTCCGCATCCTCCCACCACACGATGCCGCCGCCGGGGTCGATGCGGCGCGGCCGGCACATCTGCAACATCAGCCGGTGCCCTTCGGCGTCCTTCTGCGCGGCGAGGCCCAGGGCCTTGCCGGCGCCGGCCAGCGTGCGCGGCAGGCCGAAGCAGGCCGCACGTGCGGCCGTGCACGTGAACCGCACCAGCCCGAACCACGCGGGATCGAGGCCGAGCGCGCGGGCGTGCGCGCAGCGGGTGAGCATCGTGCGCTCGAAACTGGCGTTGTGCGCGACCAGCGCCACGGCCGGGTTGCGCAGTGCGTCCAGCAGCAGCCGCGGCGCCGGGTCGGTCAGGCAGTGCCACACCTGCACCGCGTCGTCGTCCAGCGCCCAGGCGAACAGCATGACCTGGGTGGTCGGGTGGTTCGCGTATTCGTAGGCGCCGACCTTGCGCAGGTCGGCCGTGCTGCGGGTTTCCAGGTCGATGTAGAGGTTCGGCATCAGGCGATGCCGTGTTCATCCAGCCCGCTGACCAGCGAGCCTGTCTTGCACGGCGTGCACATGCGGATGCGGATGCGGTCGGGGCTGAAGAACGGGTTGCCGCAGCACAGGCAGTTGATCGCGGCGCGCTTGGCCTTCTTGCCCGGCTGGCGGGCGTGCAGACTGAAGTAACGCTGCTGCACGGTCTTGATGGCCGTGCGGCCCATCTCGATGCGGATGCGATCCCAGGTCCAACCCAGGTCGTCGCGGTAGATCAGTAGCAGCTTGTCGTCGTCGGCGGTGAAGCGGCGCAGCGTTTCCGCCGGGCGGCGGGGGTTGCGCGCCTTGCTGGCGGGGATGCCGTGGCGGGTGCGCACCGTCCAGACGGCGGCGCGGTTGATGCCGAGATCGACACTGATCTGCTGGTCGTTCAGCCCTTGGCGGGCCAGGGCGCAGATGCTTTCGACCCGTTGGGGCGGCAGGCGGACAGGCATGATGATCTCCGGAGGTAGCCTCTCCGTTCACCCTGCTGTCTATCAGGCAACTTGGTCAACAGGCGAGTGCGGGGACGCAGGGCCTATCCGAACACGCGCGCGCGCAACGCTGCCTTGGCGGCCGCGATCTTGTCAGCCGCATCCGCCGGCAGGGGCAGCACGGTCACCGGCACGTCAAGCCACGGCCCGTGCGCAACCCCAGGCTGCGGCTGCCAGACCTGGGCCAACTTGTCGTCGGCCCATTGTCGCGTCGCGCATTCTCGTGTGCCGGGATCGTGCGGTCGGTGGTCGCTCATGCCGGCGACAATCGCGCCGCGTGTCGCGCGCGGGCTATCCCGCTATCGTCGGGGATCGTTCCGGAAGCGGGTTTCTGCGATGGCGACGCAAAACGCGAAGACGATCGGCGCGCAGCCAATAGTGATCGCCGATAGCCATATACCCAGATCAGGAACAAGCGCGACGATTAATATTCCGGCCACCCCGCCGAGCAGCAACAGGGCCGCAGTTTTCTTATCCTCAGCCTTGACGCATTCGATGAGCATCGCGACGGACATCACCGCGCCGAACCCGGCAAGACCAAAGGCCAAGCTGTTCTTGATGAAAACGACTAGCGGGTCGCCGTAGAAACCCAACTCGCGCAGCAGGTAGTCGTGCACCCTTGCCCCCTACGCCCGGTGCAGCACCCACGTCACCCGGCCGGCGATCGCCAGCCTGTCGGGTCGCACCTCCTCCACGTCGTCGCCGCCCAGGGTCACGCGCAGCTTGCCGTCCAGCATCCGGCGCACGTGATACAGCTCGGGCGGCGCGTTCCCGCCGCCCTTCACCGCCAGCAGGTATATGCCGTCGCCGGCCACGCGGCGCACCGCGGTGTCGATCAGCACCGCGTCACCCTGCTTCGCCGCCGGCATCAGGCGAGAGGTGGTGACCGTCATCAGTTCCAGGTTCGCGCCCGGCACTTCCGTCATCTGCGCCAACCGCTGCATTATTTTTGACGATGTATTCGGCGGTGCCGCGCCCAGCGCCGTCATGACGCGATCATAGTCGCGCGCGAGGATGTTCCGCTCGCCTCGCTCGATGCGAGACAAATACGCGCGCCCCCAGCCAACCCGCTTGCCGAGTTCTTCCAGCGTCAGGCCGGATTTCATGCGCGCTTCTTTGATCTGCGCGCCCAGGTCTTTCGCGTCCACCACACATACCCTTGTGTTCTGTCGCCTTGTGGAAAACATAACATCCCGGACGGGCAGCGCATATGCGAACGGATGACGAACACTGTCGCCTGTCCGGCAATTTCTCCGTTGACAGGCGACTGCAGGGCAACGAGGGTGAGAATATGACGTTGCGCGAATGGCTTCACACGACCGGCACCGCAGTGCCCGCCTTCGCCAAGCAGGTGGGGCGGCACCGCACCACGGTCTATGCCTGGGTGGCCGGCCGCAAGGCACCGTCGATCGCGGCCATGGCGGCCGTCCAGAAGGCCACCGCGAACGCCGTGACGCCGAACGACTGGGTGCCGGCACAGTGATCTACATCGGCATCGACCCCGGCGTTGATGGCGCCGTCGCCGTGTTCGACCCGCAGCACCACACGCTGCGCGTCGTCGATATGCCGTGCGTCACGCTGCGGGTGAACCGCAGCCACCGCCAGCGGGTTTCCGCGGCACTGCTTGCGTCCGACCTCGCCCCCTTGGCCGCCGCGGCCCCCTCCTCCGCGGTGCGCGCCTGGGTCGAGGAGGTCGGCGCAATGCCCGGCCAGGGCGTCGCCTCGATGTTCGCGTTCGGCAAGTCTGCCGGCATCATCGAGGGCGTCCTGGCCGGGCTGGGATTTTCCTACAGCCTGGTGCCCCCGCCTGTCTGGAAGCGCGCGACGCGCGCCGGCGTGGGCAAGGACGCAGCGCGCGCCCGCGCTGCGCAACTGTTCCCGCACCAGGCCGACCTGTTCCGGCGCGCCAAGGACCACGGCCGCGCCGACGCCGCGCTGATCGCGTTCTACGGAGCCGAGTTCGGCAACAGCTGAGAGAACACGGAGGAGGGACTGATGGAGCTTCTGGTCGCAGTGCTGGCGGGTGCCGGCACGGGCATGCTGTTCGCGTTCTCGGTCGCGATGGTCGGCGTATCGATGCTGGCGTCCGGCCGCGTCGACCGCCTGGCCGTCGTGCTGGGCGTCGCCGGCCTGGTGACCGTGATGGCGCAGGTGCTGCGCGCGGCGGGGCATTGATGCGCGCGCCCGATCACATCATTGGCGGCGCGGATGACCCCTACCTGCTGCGGTGGTGGATGATCCCGCGCAATCGCGTCTTCAACATCTACTTGCACAAGTTCTTGCGAAGCGACGACGACCGAGCGTTGCACGATCACCCGTGGCCGAGCGTTTCGATCATCCTGCGCGGCGGCTATCGCGAACACTTCCATGGTGGGTTTGCCGATCGCCGGCCGGGCGCCGTCGTGTTCAGACGCGCCACCACGGCCCACCGGGTCGAACTGCGGAACGGCCCGGCTTGGTCGTTGTTCGTGACCGGCCCCCGCATTCGCAGTTGGGGCTTTCACTGCCCGCAAGGCTGGCGGCACTGGCAAGAATTCACGTCCGGGCCGAACGGTGAAACCGTTGGCAAGGGGTGTGACTGAATGCCCGCCCTGTTCCCCTTCCAGCAGCGCGGCGCCGCGTTCCTCGCCGAACGGCGAGCCGCAATCCTTGGCGACGCCATGGGCCTGGGCAAGACGGTGCAGGCGATCGAGGCCACGCGCATCGTCAACGCACGCCGCGTGCTGGTGCTGTGCCCGAACATCTCCGTCACGAACTGGCGTAGGGAGTTCGCACAGTGGCGGCAGGGGGATGATGTGGACCTGACCGTGCTTGGCCACGCGACGCTTGCCGCCAGCGCGCGCCGCGCCGCCGACCTGCTGGCGGCCGACCCGTTCGACGTGCTGATCGTCGATGAGGCGCACGCCTACAAAGACCCACAGGCGCGGCGCACGCAGCGCCTGTATGGCCTGCGGTGCTCCGGCGTGAACAGCCTGGCTGCACGCGCTCAGCGCGTGTGGCTGCTGTCCGGCACGCTGATGCCGAACCACGCGGGCGAACTCTACCCGCACCTGCGCGCGCTGTTCCCGTCGCTGCCGGTGGTGCGTGGGCAGTCCTACTGGCATTTCGTCGAGCGGTTCTGCGTCGTCGCGCAGACGCCGTTCGGCCAGCAGATCAGCGGCACGCGCAACGGGGCTGAGCTGGCCGCCGCGCTGCGGCCCGTCTTCCTGCGCCGCAAGGGCGAGGATGTGCTGGGCGACATGCCGCCGATCACCTGGCAGACGCGCACCGTCGATCCCCGCGCCGTGCCGCCACGCGACGAGGCAGCGGAGGCGTTGCTGCGCGCTGCCGCGGCCAAGGGCGACAGCGACGAGGCGCTGAAGGAACTGCGCGCGATCGCGTTCAGCGATCACGTGGCCCGCCTGCGGCAGGCCTTCGGGTTGGCCAAGGCGCCCGCCGTGGCCGAGATCGTCAACGACCTTCAGGCAGCGGGCGAACAGGTGCTGGTGTTCGGTGCGCACGTCGCCCCGATGGCCGAGATCGCCAAGGCGACCGGCGGCGCGCTGCTGGTCGGCGATACCGCGGCGGGCGAGCGCCAGCGCATGGTCGATGCGTTCCAGGCAGGCGAGGCGCGGGTGCTGGTCGCCAATCTCTCGATCGCCTCGACGGCGCTGACCCTGACCGCCGCGCGGCACGTCGTGTTCGCGGAGACATCGTGGGTGCCGGCCGACCTGCAACAGGCCGCGAAGCGCTGCCACCGCATCGGCCAGACGCGGCCGGTGATCGCCGCCATCGTCTCGCTGGCCGGCTCGCTCGACGAACAGGTCAACGGCGTCCTGGTCCGCAAGGCGCGGGACGCGAAGGAATTCGACGCCCTCATCACGGAGAAGGCTGCATGAAGATCACGTCGCACATCGCCACGCGGGAGGATGCGCTGCGCGCCGCCCAGTTGTTCGAGCACCTGGCCGAAGGTCTGCCTACGGCGGCGGAGCTGTTCGCACCCCTGAACAGCCTGCCGCCCGCCGCCCCCGGCAGCGAGAACACGGTTGCCGGTCCCGAAGCCGAGCCGGTCGCCGTGCTGCAGAAGCGGCATCGCCGCACCAAGGCCGAGATGGAAGCCGCCCGCGCCGCCGCTGCTTCGGTGCCGACGCAGGCCCCGGAGCCGCCGCCCGCGCCCGTGCACACGGAAACGGTCGAGCCGCAGCCGCAGGACACGCTGCTGCGCGACGAAGCGCTGGCGCAGGTGCGCGACATCGCCCGGCGCGAGGGGCACATCTGGCTGCGCACGATCCTGACGACGCATAACGCGGCGAACCTCTCGGCCCTGCCGGACGACGCGCTGCACACCATCCTTGCTGCGGAGGCGCTGAAGTGACCGACCCCAAGTACAACCAGGCCGGCGGCGTCGCGGGCGACCGGCTTCGCAGCATCGTCGAACGCATCGAGCGGCTGAACGAGGAGAAGAAGGCGCTCGGCGGCGACATCAAGGACATCTTCCAGGAAGCGAGAAGCGCCGGGTTCGACACCAAGGTGCTGCGCGCCGTGATCAGCCTGCGCGCACAGGACCAGGCGAAGCGCATCGAACAGGAAGAACTGCGCGACATCTACAAGCACGCGTTGGGGATGGAATGAACGACCCGCGCACCCGGCGGCTGATCCTCGCCGCCACCGAAGCCGCCGACGCGGCCTCGCGCATCACGCAGGCCGCGCTGCGCCCGCCGGGTGCCGATGTGCAGATGGTGCTCGGCACCGTGCGCGCGCAGCTCGCCAAGGCGGCGGACGCGATCGAGGAGGTTCTGAAGGATGGCTGAACACGCGCGCCTGTCCGCCTCCTCGGCGCACCGCTGGACGCACTGCCCCGGCAGCGCGCGGGCGGGCAGCGGCACGTCGTCGGCCTACGCCGACGAAGGCACGCGCGCGCACGCGCTGGCGGAGGAGGCGCTGTTCCGCGGGCGCAACGCCGACCTCGCTGCCGCCAGCCTGGGCATCGACGACGCCGAGATGATCCAGGCCGTGCAGGTCTATCTCGACGAATGCGAAGCCATCATGGCGCGCACGGGCGGCGCCTTCTTGGTCGAACAGCGCGTGAGCCTCGCCGACCTCAACCCGCCCGAGCCGATGTTCGGCACGTGCGACTTCCTGGCCTACGACCGCGACAACCGCACCCTGTATGTGCGCGACCTGAAATACGGCAAGGGTGTGCGGGTCGAGGCCGACGGCAACGTGCAACTGCGCTACTACGCGCTGGGCGCGCTGCTTTCCATGGGCGCCGATGCACCGGTGTCCGTTGTCAACGCCGGCATCGTGCAGCCGCGGCAGGACGACCCCGTGCGCCTGACCGAATTCGATGTGGTCGAGCTGCTGGAATGGGGCGCCTGGCTGATCGACCGCGCCCGCGAGGCCGCCCGGCCCGACGCGCCGGTGCGCGCCGGCACCTGGTGCCGCTTCTGCCCGGCTTCTGGCACCTGCGCCGCACGGGCGGCCGACGCGCTGGCCGCGGCGCAGCAGGAATTTGCCGTCGCTGTTGCCTCGCCGGCAGCGTTGTCGCCACCGATGGTTGACCTGCTGACGGCGGAACAGGTCGGCGCGCTGCTGCGCAAGGCCGATGTGCTGGAAGACTGGCTGCGCGACCTGCGCGCCGCGGCGCACCAGGCGATCGAACGCGGCGTGCACGTGCCCGGTTGGAAGCTGGTGCCCAAGCGTGCCGTCCGCCGGTGGCGCAACAGCGAGGATGCCGCACAGGCCCTCGAACGCGCGCTGCCGGGCGTCGGGGTGTTCGAGCGCACGCTGATATCACCTGCCGCGGCCGAGAAGCATCTGGCCGAGTGGATGCGCCGCGACGTGCCGGCGCTGACCGCGACGGCCGCAAAGAAGTCGGCCGCCGACTGGCTGGCCGTTCACGTCGAACAGGTTTCGTCGGGCACGACCCTTGCGCCTGACGACGATCCCCGCCCTGCGCTGCCGGCCGCAGGCGAGGAGTTCTTCCTGCCGGGCACCACGGAGAACGCATGAACATCATCACGCCGGAGGCGAGGCTGAGCTATCCCTCGCTGTTCAAGCCGCGCAAGCGCGCCGACAACCCGAACCAGGAACCGCGCTACGAGGCGGTGCTGGTGTTCGATGCCGGCACCGACCTGACCGCGCTGAAGCGCGCCGCCGTCGAGGTCGCCAAGGCCCGCTGGGGCGACGACGCCGCCAAGATGATCAAGGCCGGCACGCTGCGCATGCCTTTCCGCACCGACGGCGAGGAGAAGTATGGGCCGGGCACGACCTTCATCAGCGTCTGGTCCAACGACAAGCCGGGCCTGGTCGATCGCTACGCCGGCCCCGACGGCAAGCCGGTGCCGATCACCGATCCGGCCGTGCTCTACGCCGGCTGCAAGGTGCGGGCCAGCGTGCGCGCCTTCGCCTACCCGGCGCCCGGCCGCCCCAGCACGGGCAACAAGGGCGTGAGCTTCGGCTTGCAGAACCTTCAGAAGCTGGGCGAGGGCGAGCGGCTGGATAACCGCGTCGTGCTCGATGCCGCCGAAGAGTTCGAGGCGACGGAGAAGGCGCCCGTGCCGCTGCCGGTCGCCAGCGGCATCGTTGGAAAGTCGGCCACCGCCGTCAGCACCGACGATCTGGCCGAACTGCTGAGCTGAACCAAGCGGTGCCGGCACGGGCGAAGGTTCCGGCCGGCACCGGCTGCCCTGGGGAGAGGGAGAAATGTGGATCATCACGAACGAGGCGCGCTCGCTTCAGGCCGAGAGCATGCTGGAGATGCTGAACGGCGCCAACGACCGCGCGCCGCCGACCGCTGCGGAGGCACGCCACCGGGAACTGAACCGGCTGGCGGGCCTGGCGCGCGTGCTGGCGACCGCCTTGCAGACGGAAGCAGACACCGTGGCGCCCAGCGTGGCGCCGAACCCGGCACGGGCCGATGCGTGATGGGGGCGGCGCAACTGGTTGGCTGGGAACGGTGGCCGCCGCAGAACGCCTCGGCGTATCCGTCCGGGTGTTCAGGGCCTTGCGCAAGTCCGGCCGGCTGCCCGTTCCCTCGCACGCCCTTGGACCGCGACGCCCTCGCTGGCGAGCCGGTGACCTCGACGCCTTCATGCAACCCGCGGGCGCCGGCAGCATCGACGCCGCCGTCCGCACCACAGC